TTGGAAATAGACTAGCCGAACTAAACGTTATAAGTAATGCATTTACAGATACTTCTATAGATGTTTTATTCTTAGTTGTCGATAAAAGTAAGACAACCGAAGCAGTTTACAGAGAACTTTATGATTGTAAACTAGAAAAGATAATAGTTTCAGATACTTATAAAGTTGATGAAGACTATAGATGGGAACAAATAAGAGAAGAAAAAGAAGTAGAAGAAATTGACATAAATGCTCTAAACAGGCAAATATCAGAATTATGGATAAATAGAGTAGAAAAAAATTTAGAACTAGATTTATTCTTGATTAAAGAATGTGATGCAAATATAGACTTTACAGGAAATATTAGAAGGCTAAAAGCTATAGTAGAAAAATATGAAAATAAATTTAGGAGTAAGAAAAGATGCAAAAACGAGATGACTTTATTAGAGAAACAATCAAAATTGCTAACTTTGTTTTCGGATGCACAACGGTAGTAATTGCAGATATTTTCAATATAAAATTTATGTCTAAAAAAGATATTTTTACAAAAAAAGATATAACAGAAAATGGAGAATCTGCTATTTTTTATGGAGAAATAGCAAGAAAATATGATTGTTTTATTGAAGAAGAAACAACAAAAATTAATAAAGAAGCTTTTGAAAGAGCTACAAAGATAAAAAAAAGAGAAATATTAATAAATTTAGAGGATTTTGATTATGAGAATGTTGGGAAATGTGCTTTGTATGAAAAAGATATCCCTGCTGCAATAAATGGGAATGTAGCCATATTAACTTTAAAAGAAAAATTTAAGGATATAGTGAATCTAAAGTATATAGCATTTTATATAAACTACAAAGATTATGTAAGGCAATATATATATGATAAGGCAGTTGGTGAAAAAGTTAAAAGATTATCTAGATTAGATTTTGAGCATATCCCTATAGTTATACCGCTTATAGAAATACAGGATAAAATTATAGACAACTTCATAAAAGTTAGAAAAAAATTTGAAAACAATTTTGAATTACTTGAAAAAACTATTGATTTAGCTAATAAGTATACAGGTTTTGGAGTAAGTGAACTTTTAAAATTAAAATAAAGGAGGGATACAGATTGGCAACGCAGGAGCAAAAGATTATATTTAGAAAAATAGAGGATGTTTTATATAGTTACAAAAAATATGTAGATAAAATCAAAGATGATTTAAAAGAGTTGGAAAATCCACAAATAGCTAAGAGTTACAGTATTGAGAAATTAACTGGAAGTGGCTATGTAATGGTAAAATCAGAACTTGAGAGAATAGAGGAACTTAAGGAAAGACTTCTAAATGACATTGCAAGACATGAAGAAATCTTATTTAGAATAGACAATGCATTAGATATGGTTAAAGATAATAAAGATTATAATTTTATAGAAATGCGATACTTCAATAAACTAACTTATGAAGAAATAGCTGATAAAATCGGAGTTGAAGTAAGGACTACTTATAGAATTAGAAATAATATACTAAGTGCTTTAGAGATCCATTTTAAGACACAAAAGTTATTATAAAATTAAGAAAATGTCAAAATCGTGTCAAAAAGCTGTCAAAATGACGTCATTGTCAAGTCAGTACAGAAGTGTTATGATGATACTATCTTAAAGTATTTTTTTTCTTAAAATCTTCTTAAAACCTTATTGGGATTTAAGTATTACCTCCTTTATTTTATGGTATAGTAGTTTAGAGGCTCTACACAAAAGCCTCACAACATATGGGGTATTAGCTCAATACTTAGAGCACTCGCTGTTTAAGTGAGAGGTTAATGGTGGAAGTCCATTATATCCCGCGAATACAACATCAATACTCTCACGAAGCTTAAATGCTTACGATACGTCGTCTGTGGGAGTTTTTTTTATTGATTAATTTTAAAAATGGAGGAGATCAAAAAATGAAAAATTATAGAATAAAACCACCATTTCCACATTTTGGAAGTAAAGGTAGATTTTACAAAGAAATAAGGGAAATATTTGTAAATAATTATAGAGATAATTTTGTAGATGCGTTTGCAGGAGCAATGGAAATCCCACTATCTTTAAAAAATGAATTTAAGGATTTAAAAGTTACAGCTAATGTAAAAGATGAAAAGATAGAAAGTTTATTGAAGTTAGATCCTTTGGCATTACATCAAAAATGTCTTGAATATCTTAACTATGATAAAAGTATAAGTTCAAGGGATTTATATGATACAGATAAAAGTAAATTTGATGAATACAATAAAAAAATTAAAGAAATATTTTTTGAAGTGTGCCCTTGCTGTGGCTTAAAAATTAAAAATAGTAAAGAGAGTAAAAACAAATATTTTAATGATACTGAAAAAAAAGTATTGACTTTGCTTTTTGGTTTTGGTGGAAATGGAGAAAATTTAGGAGCCTCTTTTTATTCTAAAGATAAAAATAAAAAAATTAAAGATTATATAGAAGCAATAAAAAATATAGAAGTTACAACAGAAATGTTTAACGAGAATAACATTTATAATAATAGTTTTATATTCTTAGACCCTCCATACATTCGGAAAACTGTTAAGAAAGATAAGAAATTCATAGGTTACAATTATGTGACTAACAAAGGCTTAGATTGGTCTGTTGATGACGATATTAGACTTATACAATTTATAAAAAATAACTTAAATAGAAATAATGTATTTTTAGTTTTTGGAAGCATAGGAAATAACTTATCAGAATTATTAAAAGAAAATTTTAACTGTGAATTTATAGAAAAATATTATAATTATTCTACATTTGGTAAAAGAACAGTAAGAAGTGAATACTTTTGTTTAATTAAAGAGTAAAAAAAATGTTAATGAAGATATGTAGTAAATGCGGGAAGAAAATAGGAATAAATGAAGTATGTAGTTGCACAAAACAAAGGCATAAGATATATGATAGAGAGTTCAGGAATAAAGACAATGCAGAGTTTTATCATAGTAAAGCATGGAAGCAACTAACTAAGTTATGTAAGTTACAAGCAAATGGGTTAGATATGTACGAACTAGAAGTTAATAACAAGATAGTTAAAGGAACTCTATCGCATCATATAGAAGAACTAGAGGATAATAAAGATAGAGCATTAGACATCACTAATCTTATATGGGTATCAGAAAAGACTCACAATTATATACATAGTATCTACAACAGAAGCAAAGAAGATAAAAATAAACTAAAAGCTTTGCTTTTCAAAATAATTAGTAAAAATTTTTAAAGGGGAGGGGGAGGTCAATAAAGTTTTTAGACTTTGGTTTTGATACCGCTCCCCCTCTATTTAACCAAGAAAATGCCAAAATGGGAGATTTAAGGAGGTGCATAAAATGAGTAGAAGCAGAAAAATAATAGACATTAGTACAGGAAAAATAGGAAAAGAAAAGATCCAAGCTAGGAAAGAGCAAGAAAAAAAACTAAAAGCAGATAGAGATGATTTGGTCGCACCTTCTTGGCTTTCAGCAGCAGCCAAAAAAGAATTTAAAAGAGTTGTAGAAGAATGTGAAAAAATTAACATCTTAGATAATTTGGATTTGGGAGTTCTAGCTATTTATTGTAATTCTTACGATTACTACGTTAAAGCTAGTGAACAATTAAAAAAAGAAGGCTTGATAATATATAAAATTACAGATAATGGAGAAATCTCTATCATGAATCCGCTTGTAAATATACAAGAAAAATATACTAAACAAATACTACAATGCTCAACTAAATTAGGGCTTGCAACTACAGATAGATTAAAGCTTATAGTACCAACTAAAGAAGAGTCAAAAGAAAATAAATTTATAGAATTGTTAAAAGCTAGAAAGCAAGGATAGTTGAATGGCTGTAGATAGGACTACTGCATATGCAAAGTTGGTTGTAAGTGGAAAAAAAATAGCTGGAAGAAAAGAGTACTTGGCATGTAAGAGGCATTTAGATGACTTAAAAAATAAGAAACTAAACTACAAATTCGATGTAGAAGAAGCAGAATTTGCTATAAACTTTGCAAATAGTTTAACGATGAAAGATGGTAAACAGCTAAAAACAAGAGGTTTTCAAGAGTTTATTATTGGTAGTTTGCATGGGTGGAAAAAGAAAAAAACTAAGGAAAGAAGATTTAGAGAGGCTTATTTACAGGTTGGTAGAAGAAATGGTAAGAGTTTTTTAAGTGGAGCAGAAAGTACTCTATTTAGTTCTATACTTGGAAATAAAGATAGAATCTTTTGTGCTGCAACAAAACAAGATCAAGCGAATATAGTTTGGGATGAAATAAGGAATTTTATAGAAGCAGACAAGGATTTACTAGAAATTTATAAGATTAAAGAACATGATAGGACTATAAAGAGTCTTGCGACTGGAACAGTTATAAAAAGCTTGGGTAGAGATACTAAATCCATGGATGGATTTGGAAACATTCTAGCGATCTGTGATGAGCTACATGCCCACCCAAACAATCAGATGTATAAATTACTATTAGATGGGCAAGCAGACGTGGAAAATGCACTTACATTAGCTATAACAACAGCTGGATTTAACTTAAATGGTTTCTGTTATGAGCATTATAAATTTTGTGAAAAAATATTAGAAGGAGTAATCGAAAAGGATACTCTTTTTATTTTTATCTGTGAAATGGATAAAGGCGATGACATTTGGGATTGGAGGAACTGGCTTAAATCAAATCCTTATTTTTTGTTTGAGGCTGATGGAATTACTCCAAATACAAAAAAAATCGAACTTTACTCACAAAAAGCTATTGATGCTAAGGAGAAGGGTGGAGAAGAATTAACTAACTTCTTAACAAAACAGCTAAATATGTGGGTTACAGCTAAAGATGGACAATATATAGATTTATCTAAGTTTAAAGAATGTGAAAGCGATTTAACCCTTGAAGATATGAAAGGGGAAAGTGCTTATTTAGGGTTTGACCTTTCAAAAGGTGGCGATTTAACAAGTATTGCATTAGTTTTTACTTTAGAAAACAATCAAATATATATATATAGCCACTCTTTTATGCCCGAACTTAGATTGTTAGAGCATGAAAAAACCGATGATGTACCTTACAGAATATGGGTAAGAGAGGGCTTATTAACACTCACAAGCGGGGCTTTTGGAATAAAGACAGATTATAAGTACATAATATCGCATTTAAAAGAGATTATAGATAGATATAATATTAAGATTTTAGAGTGTGGATACGATGCACACAATGCTGGAAGTTTCTTGAGTGACTTAGAATTCTTAGACTGTGATTTAACAGAAGTTAAGCAGTCAGCTAAGAGTTTAAATGATGCAACAGTAGACTTTGCTCTATCTGTAAAAGCTACACAAGTTTTATATGATAGGAAAAATAGTCTACTAAAGTGGAGTATAGCAAATGCGACAACTATTTCTAACAGTTTCGGAGAAATTAAAATAGATAAACAAGCACAAAAGAACAGAATAGATCCAGTGGATGCTATCTTAGATGCTTGGAAGATTATGCTACTTAATAAGAAAGAAGCAATTAACAATGATGAAACTGTGGGTGAATGGTTGGAATTAATGGATAAAAGGAGGTGAGAAAGTGAATATATTTAAAAGATTTTTTAATAAAAACACAGAAAAACCACAAAAAACAATGCTGAATTCTATGAGTTTTGGAGAGTTTTTTGGGGTAAATGTTAGCAATGATTTATCTGAAGTAACTTACTTTACTTGCTTAAAGGTGCTATCCGAGAGCGTTGGAAAGCTTTCTATCCACTTAAAAGATAACGAAAATAACAGAATTTTGGAACATGAAGCAGTTAAAAAGCTTAAATTTGCACCAAATCCTTTTATGACTTCGACATCTTTTCTAACATTGCTAGAAATGTGGAGAAATCACTACGGAAATGCTTATGTTTATTTAAGTTATGATAACAATGGGCATTTAATAGGTATTTATCCACTTCAACCGCAACAAGTAAAAATATGGATAGATAATGCGAAGATTTTTAGTGGGAAAGAGGATCTATATTATGAATATAACAAAAACGGAAAAATCTATCTATTCAAAAAAGAAGAAATTTTGCATTTGAAGGGTGGACTAAGCAAAGATGGGATAGTTGGAATGTCAGTAAGAGAGACTTTAGCAACGACTTTAAATGGTGTTAAGGCAAGTCAAAAATATTTGAACAACTTATATGACAGAGGACTTACAGCTAAGGCTATTTTAAAGTACACTGGGGATCTAAGTAAGGAATTACAAAAGAAAATGCTAGAGAGAATAGAGAAGTTTATATCTAATGATAATAATCCAAGTGGTATTTTACCATTACCTCCTGGGATGGAAATAGTCCCTCTGGATTTAAAGCTTACAGATTCACAATTCTTTGAATTAAAGAAGTATACAGCACTGCAAATAGCAGCAGCATATGGAGTTAAACCAAATCATTTAAACGATTATGAGAAGTCAAGTTATGCAAATTCAGAAATGCAAAACTTGACTTTTTACATTGACACTCTACTATACATTTTATCGCTATATGAGGAAGAATTTAACTTAAAACTTTTAACAGAAGATGAAAGAATGAAAGGTCTACACTTTGAATTTAATGTAGCTACTATCTTAAAAGGCGATTTAAAAACACAAGCAGAATGCCTTACAAAGTACGTTCAATCTGGCATTTATACTATCAACGAAGCTAGAAAACTTGCTGGATTGACTGCTATAGAGGGTGGAGATGTAATCGTTATGAATGGAAGTTATGTACCACTGGAAAAAATAGGTGTTGCCTATAATAAAGGAGGTGAAAATAATGAATAAAGAATGGTTAAAAATCAAAAATAATGCAAATATTACTGAAATTTATATCAACGGCGATATAACGAGTGACTCTGAGAATTATGGATTCATTGAAGCTATGGGGTTAAACGATCCAAATATCTATCCAAAAAATATTATCGAAGCTTTAAAAGATGCTGGAGATGTACATGTACACATAAACAGTTATGGAGGAGATGTATTTGCTGGAGTTGCTATAGCTAATATTTTAAAAAACCATAAAGGTAGAACTATTGCATATATCGATGGTTTAGCAGCAAGTGCTGCATCTATTATAGCTTTTGGTTGTGATGAAATAATAATCCCTTCTAATGCTTATTTAATGGTACACAGAGTAAGTTGTGGAATGTTTGGAAATGCTGATGATTTTTTAAAGCAAATAGAAGTTTTAGAAAAAATTGAAGAAGGTATTATAAATTCTTACACAGAAAAAGCTCTAGAAGGAGTTACAAGAGAACAAATTAAGGATTTTGTGATGACTGAAACTTGGTTTACTGGAGAGGATACAGCAAAATACTTTAATGTAACCGTTGATAAGTCTGCAAAGTATTTAAATTACGTAGATACAAAGCAAAAATTTAACAAAATTCCTAATGAAATTTTAAATAACATTAGAGAAATTGAGAAGTTAAAAGAGCAAAAAGAAATTGAAAGAATAGAAAATCTTAAAAAAGAAATTGAAATTGAATTGATGATTGGAGGCTAAACTAATGAAAAAATCGGTAGAAATGAAAAAAGAATTAGAAAATTTAAAAAATGAAATTGTAGCTTTAAAGAATGACGGGAAAATCGAAGAAGCTCACGGGAAACTTGCAGGATTAAAAGAATTAGAAAACAAAATTAAAGAAATAGAAATGGAGGAAGCAATACAAACTATGGAAAAATCTAACAAAACAGAAGTAAATGTAAAAAATGAAATGAATGTAAACAGAATATTCAACAGAGTTTTAACTGGGAAATCTATAACAGAAGAAGAAAGAGCGTTTTTAAATGCAGCTGGGACACCAGGTCAAGTAGAAGCAACTGACGGAAAAGGTGGTTATTTAGTGCCTTTAGAACAATTTGAAACAATTAAGGAGTTAAGAAGAAATTTAGTTGTTTTAAAAGAATATTGTAATGTATTGCCAGTTCACTCTTTCAAAGGTACAATGCCTATCGAAAAAGATGGAACAGGTGAATTAATCGCATTTGAAGAACTTAATGAAATAGGAAAATCTGATATAGATTTCTCTCAAGTTACTTATAATGTCGCAGATTATGGAGATATTATACCAGTTTCAAATACTTTACTTGCAGATGAAACTGCTAATTTAACTGCTTATATTGGAAAAAGATTTACTAAAAAGGCTACAAACACAGAAAATAAAAAGATTGTAGACTTATTAAAAACTTTAACTCCAAAACCAGCAGCTGATTATACAGTTGTAAATACTGCATTAAATGTAGATTTAGATCCAGCAGTTTCTGCAAATGCAATAGTAATTACAAACCAAACTGGATTTAATTTTTTAGACAATTTAGTAGACAAACAAAATAGACCTTTACTAGAATTAAATCTACAAAACACAACTCAAAAAGTTTTTAAAGGTAGAAAAATAGTAGTATTGCCTGATGCTTTATTACCAATGAATACTACAAAAGCCCCAGTTTTTGTTGGAGACTTAACAGAATTCGTAACTTTCTTTGACAGAGAAGGGTTAGAACTTGCTATGTCTACAGAAGCTGGATTTACTAAAAATGCAACTTATATTAGAGCAATTGAAAGATTTGATGTTAAGAAAGTTGATGAAAAGGCTATGGTTTACTTAGAACTTGCTACAAAATAATGAAAGTAGGTAAAAATGGATAGTATATTAACTTTAGAGGAAGCTAAAAACTATCTAAGAATTGATTATACAGAAGATGATTCATTGTTGCAGTCGTTAATGACTGCGACAGTGGATTACTTAAGAGATGCTATAGATGATTTTGATACAAAAGTAACAAAAGAAAAATTTAACAAAAGGGCTAAAATTCTAGCTTGTGTCTTATTACAAGAATGGTACGATAATAGAGAGCAAAGAGAGTCTAAGGATCTAAGTTATACAAGTCGTAGTCTAATGCTACAGTTACAAAATGGAGGCAACTATGATTGATATAACTAAGAGATTAAGGCACTTTGTGGAAGTGTATCATACAATTGAGACTGTAAATGAGTTAGGAGAAAATGAAAAGACAGCTGAACTATTAAAAAAAGCTTACTGTGAGATAGTCCCGTTAAACTCTACAGTTAAGAATGGAGAAGCTAATACAGAAGCAAATCAACACCAATTCAAGTTTACATTTAGAGTTAAGTCTTTAAATGGATTAAACAAAGATTGGTTTTTTTTATTTGAAGGCTCAAAATACGAAATTATCTACTATAACAGAGATTTTAAAGATAATCAATTTGTAGAAGTTTTTTGTAACAGAATTGAGGAATAACTATGAATGGTTTTAGTACAAAAGACCTAGAAGCTTTAGAAAAAGAGGTATTAAGACTTGCTAAGAAGTATCCCAAAGAAGTAAAAACTTTCTTACAAAAACAAGGGAATAAGTTAAAAGCAAAGGCAAAAAAGAAAGCTAAAAGTAAGATTAAATCTAAGACTGGGAACTATTTAAAGAAATTCAAAAGAGGAAAAGTTTATAAGTACAACTCAGAAGAAGATACAGTTAGAGTTTATAATTCTGCTCCACATGCACATTTAATCGAAAGAGGGCATATTATCAAAGATAGAACAGGTAAAGAGCATGGATTTAAGAAAGGTGAGTTTATCTTAGAAGAGTCACAAAAAGAGTTTCAAGAAGAGTTTATAAAAGCAACTGATGATTTTATCGATACTGTAATAAAGAATGGAGGGTTTTAAATGATTAAATTAAGTGAACTTTTAAAAGCAGTAAACACTAGATTAAAAGAGACTTTTCCAAACATTGCTGTAGACAGTAAAGATTTATCTGAAGCTTTTAATAGACCAAGTTTTAGAACAGAGTTAGATGGGCTTAAAACTAGTGCTTTTATGACTACTTTTAAAGAAAGAAACTTTACTATAAGAATTTATTTCTTTTGCACAAAAATTGGTCAAGGTAGATTAGAAAGATTAAGAATTTCTGATGAAATAGAAAATGCATTTCTAGGTACTTTGTGGATTAATGAAACTTTTGCAATACCAGTTAACGAAATTGAATTTGAAGAAACTGATGATGGAGTGCTTATTGCAAGTTTTGATAGCATAACTATGGAACAGATAGAAAATGACATAAATGCGGAAATGATGGAAGAATTAGAGTATAAATTTGATAGGAAGTAGGAGGGTAAAATGGGATTACCAAAAATTGAAATAATTTTTAAACAGTTGGCAGTTACAGCAGTTAAAAGAAGTCAACTTGGTATTGTTGGGCTAATAGTTAAAGAGCCTAGTAAAAATTGGGATGTTAAGGTTTATAAAGACATAACAGATATAAAAGATGGAGACTATACTGCAAATACTGTAGCATTAGTAAAAGACACTTTCGAATACACACCAAATAAGGTGTTTGTGTTCAATGTTGGAAGTGGAACACTTACAGATACATTAAAAAAAGTTGCTCAAGAAAGAGTAAACTGGCTAGGATTGGGATATGATGGAAAAGATGGAGACACCGCAACTCTAGTGTCTTGGATAAAGTCAGTAAGAAAAGCAGGTAAAACTTATAAAGCAGTAGTATTTAATGCTACAAAGCCCGATAATAAAGGGATTGTAAATCTTATGAATAGCAAAGTTACATTTGTAGATAACAGAGGAGAAGTTGATGGGTGGCAATATGTACCGACAATCTTAGGAATGTTAGCTGGATTACCGATGACAAGAAGTGCTACATCGTTCTTGTGTGGAAATTTAAAAGATGTATCAATATTTGATGATATCGATGATACTATCGATAAAGGTGGATTTTGCTTATATAAAGATGAAGGAGATATAAGAGTAGCTAGAGCATGTACATCACTACAAGAAATAACACAAGATGAAACTGAGGATATGAAAGATATTATCATAATAGAATCTATGGACTTAATGAGAGATGATATTTACTCTACATTCAAAAAATGGATTGGAAAATATAAGAATAAATATGATAATCAAGTTTTATTCTTTACTGCTATTAATGCTTATTTCAAAGAACTTGAAAGAGAAGATATTCTCGATAAAGAATATGATAACTACTCTGAAGTGGATGTAGAAGCACAAAGACTAGCTTGGCTTGGGGTTGGGAAAGCAGAAGTTGCAGAATGGGATGACGAAAAAGTAAAGAAAACTGCATTTAAAAAGAAAGTATTTATGAAGGCAAACATTAAAATACTAAATGCTGTAGAAGACTTTAAATTTACTATTAACATGTTTTAAGAACGGAGGTAAGTAATGTCTAATAAAATGGATAAAAATAAAATCATAAGAGGGTCTTTTGGGGCTGTATGGCTAGATGGAGAAGAATTAGCATCAGTTAAATCTTTCGAAGCTAAAGTTAATTTAGAGTACGAAGATGTAGATATTATGGGAGAGTTAGGAAAGCATAAGAGATATATGGGATTTACTGGAGAAGGAACTATGACTCTACATAAAATCGATACTACAGTAGGGAAATTAATAGCTGAAGGAATAAGAAATGGTAAAATGCCAGACTTTAAGATAGTTGCAAAATTAGATGATCCTACAGCTTACGGAGCTGAAAGAGTGGAGTTAACTGGAGTTACTATAAATGAATTAATGGCTTTAAAATTTGAAAATAAGGCACTTAGAGAAGAAGAAGTGCCTTTTAATTTTTCCGATTTTAGATACATAGATATGATATAAAAATAAGGAGTGATACAATATGGCTAAAAATATAACTTTAGAAATGCTTATTGCAAAAAAAGAACAATCAAATAATGATAAAATGAAAGTTGTTCTTTTTAATTCAGAGGTTTTAGGTGGAACTATCGAAGTTAGAAAGCTTAAAGCAAGAGATGTTATAAAAATTATGGATAGTACAGATAGTAAATCTACAGAAGAAGCTTATAATGCAAATTGTAAGCTGATTTATAAACATTGTCCGATTTTACAAGAAAAGGAATTACAAGAGGCTTATGAAGTTGCTGAGCCTTACGAGGTTGTGGTGCCAGTTTTTGAAGAAAATCTCGGAGAAATTAATAAACTATCTAACTTTATCTTAAGTTTGTATGGACTTACAGACAGTGAGCAAGTTAGCAAAGCAATAGAAGAAGAAACAGATGATCTAAAAAACTAATCTTAAGGGATGCCGACATGGCATTCCTTTCTTTTTATTTACTTAAAGGGTTTACTGTAGAGTATCTTTTAAACTTAGATTATACAGAGAAACTTTTAATGTTAGCAACAATGGAATTAGAGATAGATAGAGTTAATAAAGGAGGTATAAATGGCTAAAACTATTGGAGTATTACTTAGTTTAAAAGACCAATTTACTACTCCTCTACAAAATGCAACAAAGAACGTAAAAACAATGGATAGAGAGCTGAAAAAAGCTGGGAACTCTATTAAAGCATTTGGAAACAAAGTAAAAAATAGTGTTAAAACATTAGCTAAATGGGGAGCTATTGGACTTGGAGCATTTACTGCATTTGCTACAGTATTTGCAAAACAGTCTATAGATGCGGCTAAAGTGCAATTAAAAGTTGAAAAAATGCTTGAAACTACGATGAAACGTACAAGCAATGCTAGTAAAGAACAGATACAAGCGATTAAAGATGAAGCTAGTGCATTACAAAATGTGGGAATTATTGGAGATGAAGTAGCTTTAGCTGGAGCAAATCAATTAGCTATTTATGGGCTAAAGAGCGAAGAAATAAAAAAATTAATGCCAAACATAAACGATATGATAGCTAAAGAAAAAGGGTTTAATGGAACACAAGAAGATGCTGTAGCTATGGCAGAAGTAATCGGAAAAGCTATGGAAGGTAAGACTAAAGGTCTTTTAAAATATGGTGTTGCATTAACTGCATCTGAAGAAAAAATGTTTAAAGCTATGAAAAAAGAGGATAGACTAGAATTTATCAGAAATAAGCTAAATAAGGCTATTGGTGGAACTAATGAAGCTTTAAGACAAACAGATGAAGGAAAAATTGTAGCAATGAACAATGCTTGGGGAGATATGAAAGAAGAACTAGGGAAAAAATTAATCCCATATATTGCTCAATTTTCTGCATGGTTTGAAACTAAAATACCATTAATTCAATCATTGATACTTGGTATAGCAGATAAGATACAAGAACTTGTAACTAAGGCTAGTCCATACATTGATAAACTTAAAGAAATATTTGGAAAAATATTTGAAAAGGTTAAACCTGCTATTTTTGAGGCTTGGGATATTCTGAAGAGTTTTGTAGCAAGTGCTGTAGATATCGCACAAAAAATTATAGCTAACTGGGATAGAATTAGCCCAATTGTGTATACAGTTGTAAGCGCTCTAATAGCTTATAAAACAGTTATGGTAACAATAAAGGCACATACAATAGCTATGATAGCTATAACAAAAATAAAAACATCATGGGATGCTTTACAAGCAACAGCCACTGGAGCATTAACGGTAAAACAATGGGCTTTAAATGCTGCAATGAATGCAAACCCAATAGGGTTTGTAATTACTGCTATTGCGGCTCTTGTTGGTGGTATATGGCTACTATATAAAAATTGGGACTTAGTTAAAAGAAAAACTATAGAACTATGGAAAAAACTAGATGAACATCCACTTGGAAGACTACTTAAATTTATTATAAAATTTGGAAATCCCATCAGTGCTATGATTAATATTTTTTTATTGTTAAAGAAAGTAGTAACTGAAAATTGGGATACTATTAAAGGTTTCGCTATATATCTATGGAACGGTCTAGTTGGAGCTTTCAATTATCTAAAAGATGTTATTCTAGGTGTTTGCAGTGTTGTAGGTGGAATATTTACTGCTATATGGGATGGAGTTGTAAGTGCATTAGATAAGTTAAAAGAAGCTTTTAATAAAGTAACAGATTTTATAACTGGTGCTTTTATGAGTGCTTGGGACAGCTTAATGAATGCATTAGATATTATATTACACCCAATCGAAACCGCAAAAAAAGCCTTTAGTGGATTGATAGATAAGTTAAAATTTTGGAATAACACTAAGATAGAAGACAAAACTGTCAATATAAATGAGGTAAAAACAACAGATAGTATAGGTGGAAGCAATAAGAGTGGAACAACATCAACTACAATTGCTAAAAACCCTCGTCACGCACTAGGTACTGCTTATTTTAAAGGTGGAGCAACTGGAATAAATGAGGGTGGAAGAAATGAAACAGCTATTTTACCAGCTGGAACAAAAATAATGAGCCATGAAGACACTAAGACTCTAGAGAAGAAGAGTAGTAACAAAGGAATTACAGTAAATATAACAGTTAGTGGCAATTTTATCGGTGAAAAAGAACATATGGAAAAATATGGAGAGTACACAGCACAAAAATTATTAGCAACTTTAGGTAATATGTAAGAAAGGAGGGAGAAAGATATGTATATAATTTTTATAGCAGAAGAAAATGGAGTACAACTTGAAATAGCCAATATACCAATAGTACAAGCGATAGAGCCTATAACTTGTGAAACTGGAGATGAAGAATTTACAACAATTAATGGCACAACTCTTAATCTAATCGGTGGTAAAGGGCTTAGAAGTTTTTCGTTTTCTTCATTTTTCCCTTCGAAAAATTATAGTTTTGTGAGTCTTTTTAATTTCCAACCGCCAAAATATTATATAAAATTCTTTGAAAAATACAGAGATGCTAAAATCCCATTAAGAATTATAGTTGTAGATGGATACAAAGTAGTACTAAATATGCTATGTAGATACAATTTTACTTACACTTTAAGAGATAGAGCAGGAGATGTTCCGTTTACTTTAGAGATTAAAGAGTACATTTTACCGAATGTTCAAGGTGATAAAAATGTATAAAGTAATGATAAAAGATATAGATGTAACAGACTATATTTCGGATTTAAATTGGCGGGATAGTGTAGATACTTTGGGAGTTGAAGTAGATTTTACTTTAGCTGTAAATAGATATGATAAAAATTTAGAATTCTTATATAGCATAACTTTGGGAGATCCAATACAGATTATTAATTCTGTTGGAGAAACTTTAATACAAGCAATTATAGTTACAGAGTCGCCAAATGGCAAAACTACGAACTTTACAGCATACGATATGGCTTGGTATCTAAATAAATCTACTATCATAAAACAATTTAAAAAAATGGTAGGAAATGATTGTGTCAAGGCACTTTGTGAAGAAATTGGAATTAAAGTGGAAGTAAGTGGATTAGATACAAAGATAGATAAAATCTATAAAGATAAGACCGTATCTGATGTAATATACGATATTATAGAGCAATGTTCACAATTCAATTCTAAAAAATTTTATATTGAGTATGACATGCAAAAGCTAGTAATATCGCCTTTTAAAAAGATAAAAGTAAACGGACAATTTGAGATGCACAAAGTGAATTTTATTAATATAAGCGATAATATCGGAAGTATAGCACTTACAAAATCTATTGTAGATATGAAAAATAGTGTACTTGTAATTACAGAGAATAAAGGTGCTGTAAGAACTGTTGGAAAAGAGCAGGATAGTAAGAGTATTGAAAAATACGGAATGTTGCAAGAGGTCGTAATTCTAGATGAAAAGGAACACAATAAAGCGAATTTGGTAGCTAAAAATGAATTAAAAAAATTAAATAGAATTACAGAAGATTTTACTATCGATGTTTTGGGAGATGATAAAGTTAAGAGTGGGAGAGTTATAGACTTAAATATCCCACTTTTTAAATTGCTTGGAGAGTATGTAATTAAAGAGAGTACACACACTATATCTAATAATATACATAGAGCAACTTTAAAGCTGGAGGCATATGAAAATGAGTAAAGAGAAGAAAAGTTGGGATATTGCACTTGCAGAAAAGTTTAAAGAGAGAGATAATCCATCTCCCATTGGTGCTGTGCTAGGTAAGATTTTATCGCCTTTACCAAGCATTTCTATAGAACTTTTAAACGGATATGGGGTTATAGATGCTGATAAAATATATCTTTCAAACGCCATTACAAATAGACTAGAGATTGAATGTACTATGAAAAACTTTGAAAGTCAAGGTAACAAGTCAAGTAATTGTACAATTGATAGTTTAGATACGACAGGTGGAGGTGAAGATAGTGCAGGACATACTAATTTAAGTATATCAGGACACAGTGGTACTTATAAAGGAAGTACAAGTAAAACAGACAATAAAGATAAGGGTAAATTCATATTACAGACTGTTTTTAATTTAAAGGCAGGTATGTATGTATTAGTTATACCAAATGTTGCAGAGGACAAATTTTTTGTAGTTGATGTGTTTAACTACGCTCCAGAGGTGAGTTTAGAATGGCAATATTACCAAAAATAAATTTTATAGACTATTCTACAAATAATACAACTGTAGATAAAATCACAAACGGAAAGACTTTTTTAATAGATTTTCAAAAAAAGAAAATGTTAAGAAGCAACGGAAAATTAATTAAAACAGATGATGAAAGAGCCATTAGAATGTGGTTAGAGAAGGTTTTGCTAACTGAAAAATTTAAATGGAATATCTATAAAGAAAACGGATTAAATCAATATGGAATGAGATATAAAGCTATGTTACTAGGTCAAAGATTCCCAACGCCTGTTCTTTATAGCGAATTCGAGAGAGAGTTGATAGAAACTGTAGCAAAAAATAAACAAATAAAAGAAATAAAAAATATAGAAATTAATTTAGATAGACACACATTAAAAACTAGATTTGATGTAGTGTTGCAAGATTTTAAAACTTTTGAGTGGGAGGGCTATCTATGATTATAAAAAAAAATTGGAAAGAAATTTTAAAAGATATGCTTTCTAATGTAAATGAAGAGTACGATAAAACCGAAGGTGGATTATTTTATGATAATCTAGCCCCAGTCTCTATAGAGTTTGAAGAACTTAGAAAAGTGTTAGATTATATCTTTTTAAACTCATTCGCAGAAACTGCACAAGGAGAGTATTTAGATAATATTACAAAAGAAGTTGGAGTGCTAAGAAGACAAGCGACTAAATCTAAAGGGACTGTTATCATAAAAGGAACACCAAACACTGTAATAGAGATAGGTACAAAAGTTGCAAGTGATACATATATCTATGTAACTACAGAAGAAAAAATAATTGGAGCATCTGGAAGTGTAGAAGTGCCAATAGAGAGCGAAAATACTGGTAAAATCTATAATTTACCTAAAAATACTATAAACAAATTTCCTATTACAATTCCGAATTTGAACGAAGTTAATAACTTAAAAGAAACAGTAGATGGTTATGATGGAGAAACCGATGATGAATTGAGGGAAAGATACTATTTTAAAGTTAGAGAGCCAGTAACTAGTGGAAACGTTTATCATTACAAAAAGTGGGCAATGGAAGTTGAGGGTGTTGGTGGAGTTAAAGTATTCCCTTTATGGAACGGAAATGGGACAGTTAAGGTAGTAGTGGTAAATTCAGATATTGAAGAAGCAGATGCAACTTTATTAAAAAGAGTTAGAGATTATTTAGAAGAAGTAAGACCAATTGGGGCTACAGTTACAGTGAATAGTGCTGTTGGGAAAGCTATAACTTTAAATGGAAAGATTAAAATTTCTAAAAATGTAAAGTTTGATGAAATTGAAACAGAGATAAAATCTAATATTAAAGAATATTTTAGAAAAGTTGGATTTAAGCAAGACTATGTTAGTTATGCACAAATTGGAAATATTATCTTAAATGTGCAAGGAGTGGTTGATTACGACAACTTGCTTTTAAATAATAAATCTATAAATGTGCAATTAACAGCAGAAGAAATACCAAAGCTATCTACAGTTACATTTACAAAAGAGGTGGTATAGTGGAAAATGAGAGACTTTTAAGACATATGCCAAAATATTACAGAGGCATTTTAGAAATTGAAACACTGCAAAAAGCTATAAATGATGAGTTGGAAATTATAGATAGTATTTCTAAAGATGTACTAGACCAATTTTTTATATATACAGCTACTTGGAGTTTACCAATATGGGAAAAAATCTTTGGTTTAACTGTGGGAGATAAAACTAGCAATATACAAGAACGTAGAGAGAATCTTATATCTAAGCTTAGAAGTTATGGAACAACTACAAAAGATATGATAGCTAGAGTGGCAAAAGCTTACACAGATGGAGAAATCGAAGTTGTAGAGGATAATAGTAATTATAGTTTTAAGATTAAATTTACATCTATAGTTGGGATACCACAAAATTTAGAAAACTTTAAAGCTGTTGTAAATGTAATAAAACCTGCCCATTTAAATTTTAGTGTAGAATTTAGATATAACACACATAATCAAGTTGCTTATTTAATACACAATAATTTAAAGAGCAGAACACACAAGGATTTATATGATGCAAGATTATATGAAGATGCAGATGTAGTAGGGAAATACCACAAGCACAATGAGTTAAACTTATTAAAAAATGATGACTTGAAGAGTATCAAAAATCAAGAAATTTATGATGGAAGGAGATAAAAATGGCTGATTATACTAAATATCTAAGATTGATGAAACCGCAAGGAAATGAGTATTACAACGTAGAAAATTTTAATCACAATGCGGAGTTGATAGATAAGGAAACAGAGAAATTAAATAATGCAGTTACTAAAATTCAAGAAGGAGCATCTAGAGAAAAAGCAGGGATAGTACAGTTTGGAACAGAAGAAGGCAAGGCATTAGAAGGAATGATGCTAGCAAGACTTGCTGGATGTGTGGGCTATGGTGGAGATATACAAGAGGCAGGAGTTAAGGATATTAATTATATCTATTATGACAGAAACACTCGTAAAATGTACAAGTGTTTAAATCAAAATT